GTGGATTTCTCCACTGGACAGTCCCTTGAGGAAGGGCCGTCCACTCCTCCCACAATACACCCCTAAACAACACCACTAAACTAGCAAGCTAGTAAAGTGATGACCATTTACGGGTTATTACGGGGACTGATCTTGAGAAAGCAACTGGATCCCAACTCACGTTGGGAGCTGGCCGCTCAGTGAAATACTGACGTAATCTCAAGACCCCATCAGGGCGGGTACCCTTTCGTTTGGATCTCACTTGGAGAACCAGGTACTCTCTCCTCATAAGTGATTCATTGTATCTCATCCGTAGATGAGATAGGTCTGAACCACAAAATGAGAATAGGCCCTTGATGGCCAACTTCCCGTCCTCAATTGCTATCTTATCCAGATAGCATCTGGGGATCCTCTTAGCTACAAACTCAGCAAGAGACCAACATCCATTTCGATGGAAATTGTTGGAAACTTCGAGTAATGAAGCGATGGAAGTTGGAGTTAGTGGGTCAAAGTCGGACCGGATATATGAGGGTGTTACGTTAACCCCTTTATACCAGTCAGAGCCGCATGACTCTCGGAAGTAACCACTGCCGAAAGACTTCGTCTCGTTGACTTTGAGGCCTAACTGATGCAATGCATCAATTAGCTCCCGGTACACGGCTGTGGGTACGATGATATCGTCCCCATAGACCACGATTTCCGGTTTAACAGTCTCCACGTTCTCAAGCGTAACGTCAAGGCCTTTCTGAAACAGACAGGCCGCAACGCTAATGCAATAAAACACGAAAGACTGGACTGGAAATGTGAGAGCAGATCCCTGCGTGGCAAACTTGTTTAGAGTAAGCCATGTAGGGCAGGACTTGTCGATGTCCTGCCTTAGCAGTGAGGTCCTACATGCCATCATTGCTTCAAGGATTTCCGGCCTTCGCCGGAATAACCTCTCCACTAAACGACATGACAGACGATCTGACGCAGACTTAAGGTCAACGGTAGCTAGGTGGCCAAACGAGGCTTCCTTTGCCATCCGCTGACTGACGGACTGATCATGGATGCAAATCGACCCCCTTATCCAAGGGAGCTGAAAAGCTTCTATGTACCAGTGCATCAAAGCCTGTTGTATCCATTGGTTACAAATAGGTTCACTCGCAATCAAGCGAGGGCCTTTTGCACTTTTGGGTACGGCCAGTAAACATGAGTTGACTATTCCGTTACTAGGTCCATGCTCTTCAAAACAAAGTCTTGAAGAACAGAACCAGTCGTAAGGAAAAGTCTCCTCAAGCTTATTGGGCCAGGTGGGGAACTCATATTTTGAGATGAGTCCCTTTCCGTCTGAGACTGCTCCGGGTCCATGTCGGCCCCTGAGTGCGTAGACGTCGAGCAGGGGGAGCGTGCCGGCCAGCAAATCGAAGACTCGCTGGTAGGTATCACCCCTTGTTCGTTGTCCATTCCGTCGGCTGCCACGAGTCTCGAGCCACTCATGATAAAGTATATCACGAGAGAAACAAGACAAATGTAGGCCAACAGAATGTGAGTAAGACGAAGACGGCTCATCCCAATCAAGGGAAGGGCCAGCAACTTCTTGCTCAACAGCGAAGAAGTCCTTAACAGCTGCATAAGTGTATGCATCTGCACACTCTTTCTCGAATTTCGCAAAGAGCCGAAGCCCTTGGCGGAGTAAGAAGATTGAGTGGGTACAAGGATCATCCTTCAAGGTACCTGACGAGGAGAAAACGCGAGACCAAAGCGTCCAGAAGAGTCTGGGCCTAAGGTCCTTCCTACCATGATGCCTGGCCATACCAAAGCCAGGTACAGGGATTGGAACGAGGCGTCCTGAAGCGAGGCAAGACTCGAAAGCCTTACTAGCTTCGGGGAGGTCGATAGTAAAGTACCTATCACCTCTACTCTCCAACAGGGCTTTGAGAGAGAACAAGTCCCTCTGTAAAAGTCTATCGTCCGTGTCTGGGATCCAGCGCACGATATCCTTCGTAAAGGCATCGTACGCTCCCAATAGGCACTCATGCGTTAAGGAAGTAACCACGGTTACGACTCCTTATACCATGAATGACCCCCAGGAGGATTAAACCCTCTTATCCACTGCCCTTGATAAGATCATAATAGAAAGAGCTCAGCTCTCTCCATTAAGAAACTTATCAATGTTCGCACCAGTAAGGTAGGCGGCCAAAGCCAGAAGGATGTTCTTGACCGTGGTTAGGTCAAGTCCATCTGGATTCTGGAATGACGTCCACATAGTGGTGACGTACTCGGGAGTTGTCGAAGTCGCGAACAAGGTGTACGTGACCTTGACAACATGGCCTTCACCAAGCTGACCTTTGGCAATCTTACCATCGGAATGCTTGATTTCAAGGACATACTCATCAGTGGTGGACCGCAACCGGTATTTCGACCCGTTGTTGTCCTGGTTAACACGTGGCATTACCTTAGCCACAGAATTAACCGTAAGGGTCTGGGGATCGGCGAGCATGATATACCTTTCAAGAGGTAGTCATCTACCGCCGGGCTGTTAACCAAGCGATAGATCCGAGGATAGATAATTGCTTATCCGTGAGGATTGGCAACTTGACACTGGGTAAGGCCGAAGATCCTTTGACTCTGGTTTTAGTCTCACGTGAGACGAACCCGTCTTGGAAAATCGGTTGTCCAGTCCAGACCGCAGGTGAGGATGGATTCCGTTGGTAACGGTATTCCCTCCTCAGTACCTGATTGGTCATCGTATAGCAGTCTCCTGGTTTGAATCCTGCAGAATTGCGCGAAGCGTTTAGGATTGATCCTATATCGCTAAACCAATCTGCAAGCCAAGACCAAGGGAGTGCCTCCCAAGCAGCCGAGAGATTAACTTCAAGACCGTAATAAGACCGGAAGGCCTGATCACGAATCTTGTTGTTCCTCTGGGACCAAGAAAGCCCAGTCATGGGATCAATTGGTACCCACGATACGGAATACCATTTCCGTATAGTTCTAAGAGTTCTGACATAACAGTCTATACCTGACGGAGACGGTGTTACCGTCGTCGAAAAGGTCCAGTCAGTCCTGTCAGAAGCCTCATAGACTCTCGTCTTAAACTTAAGACCTCCTTTCTCATAGAGAGATTGGAGTTCCGAAGTACGGTCTTCTATACCCTGTCTAAAGTCTACTAGAGACATTAGATCAGAGACGAAGGGACGCCACCCGAATTGATAGCTAAGGTTACCCTTAGATAGCTTATCGAGCAGGACCCTCCCCCGTGCCTTGAAGAAAGATGGTAACTCGCTAAGTTCTAAGAACATGCGAGGTACTTCTCTTAATTCAACAAGGAAAACGGGCACATCAACAGCGGGCTTGGAAGGATTACTCCTTGCAAGCACGTCGTTGATAGTATCGAAGTCCGTAATACTGATAGAAGACGGGAGTGTCGCGGCAGGACCACCATGCCACCCGTTCAGGGTGTAATTGGAAATCCTAAAGAATTTACCGCTAACTCTCGGGTACCTTCTATCAGTCTTCTGGAGGGAGAAATTTCCTCCCGTCACATAAGGCTTGGGGTGTCCTATCGAGTCGATATACGAATCGGGTATCAATCCCTCGGTATGGGATTGGTTAAAAGTGGAGCCTCCAGTGATGGAGTAACTCCCCAATACCGTCATCGGCATATCGATTTGTCGTAGGACCATGTCAAGACTATCCACGTAGGGGCTGAATTGCAGACTCTCTCGAATCCGGGCCCTCCCACTTGGGAGGG